CCCGGAGCGCCTTGAGGGCCAAGGCGTATTGGCGGATGTATTCGGCCATCTCCTCCGCGTACTGAGGCAGGCCGGTTCCTTGAGCAACAGGGGCCCACAGGCAGAGATCCCGGAGCGCCCATCGGAGTGTACTTGTCGTCCCGATCGCCACGAAGTTGCCCTCGCCTTTGGGGTTAGGCAAGAGCATCCGGATCGGCACATCGGCAAGCCTCACTTGCAGCTTGATCTCGCCCAGGTTGCGGACCTTGGTTGTGCCAATGACCATCTCGCCGACGGCAGTGAAGATGTCCGCAATGGCGCTCATGCGACCCTCAGCTTGCGATAGGGCTGTAGCATGGCGAGGATATCTGCCGGCAGGTTGTTGGGAGTGAGATAGATACCCTCGGGTGTGACCAATGGCCTATCTCCAGTCGTGGTCTCCCGCAGGCCGTAGAGCCACTTCGCCAGGCGTAGATTGACCTCGACGATGGTGCCCGGAGGCGAGACGCTATATCCCCACTTGCCCACAATGACGGTCGGATAAGTCCAGCCTACCGTGTCGCTCTCATCGAGCATGATCCGACTGTAGGGCGGCGCGTTGTCGGGCAAGTAGACGACCGTCGGGGTGCCTGTGATGCTGGTCGCCGCCTGAGCCAGCTCATGCGGGTGGAGGTACAGCATGCGCCCGGCAAAGGGCCCATCCTCTCCCCAAATGCGGCGGAAGGTCCTGGTGCCGTCGGCCTCGATCTTGAAGACCCGATCCGTGACGCCGTTGATCAGCTCGGCAGCGGCAGCCAGCAGAGCGATCAGCACGTCGTCATCCTCTTCGCTGTCGAAGCCGGCATAGTGCCTGAGATCGGCCAGGTCTGCGTATTGCATGACTGTTCTCCGGCGGGGGAGGGGAAGGAGAAGTAGGACCCCTCCCCCGCCTAACTTCTACTCGTGTCCGTCGATCCCGCTCAGTGCGGTCGTCCGGAGCACAACACCGGCGAACCGGGCGCTCGGCAGGAATTGCACCTGGCCCGCGCTCGCGCGCACGGTGTACGGATCGACGAAGATGCTCAGGCCACGTCGATCAGCCCAGGCAACGGTCTCGCCCAGATCAACGAAGTCGATGACCTTCAAGTCGTCCTGAGTCGTTGTCTGGATGCTTGTCCAGTTGGCATTGGTGAACACCGGTTTGCCCAAGAACCGCTCGCCGGGCGTGTCGCCCATAGCCAGATCGTTCCAGCCGATACCCCCATACGCGCGAGGCGTGGCAATGAGCATCGCGCGCAGGAAGGCCAAGGTGGCGTCGTTCATGATGAACACAGCCCGATCACGGTACTCCTGCGCCAGGGCGAAGTAGGCCGTCATGACCTCACTGTCGAGAATCACCTTGGTCGTGGCGATCTCAACACCATCGATGGAGGCGAGCAGGTCATAGAGCACCTTGTTCTCGGCCAGTGCCAGCGCCTTGCCGGCTTCGCTCGTGAGCCATTGCTGAAGCACCGGGATATCTTCCAGTGACTCCTCGGACACCGTGACGAGCGAGCCTTTCTTGAGCAAGGTCACGGTCTTGGCGACGGTCGCCGGTGCGTTCTCGACGTACGCGCCTTCCTCGGCAACCGTCGGGATGATCGCCATGCTTGTGGCGACTGGCACGGTGAAGGTCAGCTTGTCGGTCGTGAACGTGCGCATGCCCGACCTGCGGACCAGGGAGTACTTGCCTCGCTCTTCGCTGATCCCAGCATAGAGATCGTCCGGGACGAGCACACCGAGCTCGGCCGCTTCGCTTTCCTCAAGCCCTCGCTTGGCGCTTGTGAACCGCAGCGGCAAGCCGCCGTCCGCCACGCGCCGCGCATCCTCGACCAGCGCCCGCATGTAGGCGTAGGTCTCTTGCTTGCCTTCGTCCTGACCCTTGGTCGGGTCATCCGTCACAACGTTGAAGACGGCCCGGCGCTGCGCTGGGTCTTTCTTCAACTCCTCGAGGATCGAAGCACGCATCGCAGCGCGCTCCGTCTCGGCCGCAGCAACGGCTACATTCTGGGCCACAAAGGCCGCAGCGATGCCGTCATTGATGGCCTTCAAAATCTCAGCGTCCATGGTAAACACTCCTGTCGTTCGGATGGGGGGTCGATCCGCTTCGTCCTGGTCCTTATCCTCACCGGCCTCGAACGCAGTCGGGAAGTCAAGACCGACCTGTGAAAAGAATGCCCTGATGGGCACGACAATGGCATCGTCACTGACCGGGACACGGCCCGGTCCCTTGTCGAAGATTGAGAGCTCCGCAATCGGCCAGACATCCACGTGCCCAGGCCGATTATCGGTGGGCCTTACGAGGTAGTTTACACTGCCGGTCGACGCACCGGCGTTCCCCTCCATCGCCGCCTGCCAGGTGCGCAGGCCCAGGGGGTGCGGTGAGAGATCAGGCGTAATCATCCACACACCGCGCTCGTCGATCCGGCTGACCTCCGAAGCACCCAGGGAAACAGGCTTTTCAATCGCCCGGCTTTGTGGAGAGTAGCCATGCAAGTAGAGCGTCGGTCGGCGGTCGCCCACGTTGATCATGAAGTCGGTGCGAGCATCAAGGTACTGGTTCAGGCGGTCGAGACGATCCGGTCCACCGAAGGGAGCAGCCAAGACTTCAAGGCGTTTGATCTCGCCATCGAGCACCGCCCGGATTGCGCCGGCTTCCCTGAACTTAATCTTCATGCGTTCCACACTTCCTCGACATACTTCCAGATGATCTCGACTGCTTCGTCGAGCTTGTTTCGGGCGACGACGGAGAGCACCTTCCAGCCCCGCTCCCCATGGAAGCCCGCCTGTTCATCACCCTGGACGAAGATCCCATAGCTTGCCTTGTTGCCCACTTCCACCTGATCCACGCTGGCGCTGATATACCAGCTCTTGCCAAGATGCTCCGAAGTCTCCCGGCTCCAGCCCGTGCGCGAGCGAGGCCCATAGCCCCGCTGATACCAGCGGCCAGTCGGGTTGAGCGGGCTGTTTGCCATCGTCAGCAGCGGGTAGGGTGCAGCCTCAGCCCGCACAATCTCGCCAATCGCCTGCATGGCCGGCTTCCGGTACTTGCCATCAGCCAGGCCGTTCAGAGCCAGCATCAATCCAGGCATCCCCTCAATGGTGATCGTCTCTATCATGCCGGTCCCCGGATGTCATAGGTCACAGTGCACTCACAATTGACGTGGAGCGGTGGGAATTCATCCGTCGGCCACTCGCTCTCGGGCAGCTCATCCCGGTCGTCGCACTCATCCGGTTCCCGCGTGGTGCTGCCTTCGTTGACGTGCCAAACCGCCACAGCGACAATGCCCACATCCTTGAGCTCCTGAGCGCCGAGGCGTTGCCCCTCCGAATAGGCGCGAGTGACCTCAGTAACCCCGATCATCTCCGCTCGGTTGGCTCCGAACGTAGGGGCCAGCTCGGCTACAAGATTTTCGCGCGTGAAGCCCGGCAATGTCAATGCTTTTTGCAGAGCGTCCTCGATGACGTTCCGGCTGGTCTCGTTGATCCCTTTCACAAGCCCGAAGGTGTAGCTATCAGCCCAAAGCAGGATCGCCGCCTGGGCCTTAGCAATGGCAGCATCCACGAGTTCAGTCCAGACACCCGTCTTGGTGAGTAGCATCAGCTCATTCATCTTGCCGTCGGCGAGATTGCGCAGGACCGGCGTTAGCTCCCTGCGCATGATCTTGTCTTGCTCACGCCAAAAGAGCCTCCAAGCGTCTGAGTTGCGCGGTGGCCAGGGTGGCAGATCCTCCGCGCGCGCGGGTAGGCCAAGCTCGGCAGAGACGGCCCGAAACTGCTCTGCCAAGAGTCGGGCGACAATCGCCGTCAGTCGCTTCTTGTCCTCAAGATCCGTCATCGCACCCCATCAAATACGCCGAGCACGTCGGCGCTGGTCTTGGCTCCGGCGAGCTGGGCAGAGATCGCCGCTCGGACTGTGGGCCGAATGACCCGACTCTCGAACTCCACGGCGGCACTTCCCGCACCGCGCAGGGCCTTGAGCGACTTCCGCCGCCATGCCCTGAGATCAGTCTGCTCCGGCGTCAGCGGCTTCTCCTGTACCTCTGGAGCCGCTGTCTCTGGCCAGCCCATTTCCTGCCGGGCGAACTCAGGCGTGATCGCCCTTGCGTTGATTGCCGAAGCCAATCGGGCCCACTTGGCCGTCGCATCCTCTTGAAGGATCTCCAGCTCATCCGTGGCGAACTCGAAGATGACACTCGGATCAACCTGGTCCACAAGGTCCTCGTTGATCACATCCGCATAGTACCTAGCACGCGGGATCACCGTGTCCTCAAGAAGAAATTTC